TGTCTTTTACGCTTTGATTCTGCTTGTCTGCCATTTGCAATTCAACAATCTTTGCTTTGTTCTTAATGTCAGACTCTTTAAGCATTAACTCAGCAATCTTGACCCGTTTATCAAACTCTTTTGAGGCTAAATCGTCTTGATTTGGCAAGTTTTTGGTGGTTGCCGCCATGTTTTTAGCCTGTATTTCTTGAGGCATTAACTGAGTCTCAACCATCAATTTCTGTGCTTCAGCCCTGTTTTGTTCTGCCTGAGTAGTCTGAACAGCAATCTGAGCTTGTGCTGCTTGCATAGCCAACTGTGCTTGAGCTTGTTGCATCTGTTGAGCTTGTGGATCAGGCTGCATCATCTCGTCCAACTTAGCCATCAACTCCATTCTGTTAGACAAACTGCTATTTCCAACAATTCCTTTAAGCAAAATAGGCAAAACAGGAGTATTTGCACCCAAAGTCTGCAACAAACCAATGAATTGCTGTTGCTCATACTCCCGTGCAATGATGCCAAGGGTTGCAGTAGGGATGAAGTTCATGTCAACAGAGGGATAACGCTCTGGATCGAACTGCATAAACCTGAAAGCAGCCTTCTTAATAAATGGAATCAAGAAATCTTCTTGGAAATTGACCAAAGTGCGCTTGTATTTCTTGATGATAGAGGCAACCGCCATCGACATACCACCACCATCACGACTAGATTGAGAAATCATGCCGTTAGAGTCTAGAGTTCCTGTCGCTTGTAGCAACATTCGCTCAAAGTCTTTGGCAGTTGCAAGGTTGTTTGGGTCAGTCTGTCCAAACTTGAATGGAAACAGAATCTCGCTAGGAGAACCATTAACCAGAATAGCTTTTCCGGGCTTTACCTCAAACTTCATGCCACGGGGCAAGCGAGTTGCATCCATCGCCATCATGGGGGAGGTACTCAGTGCCAGTGAATCCAAGTGGCTGCGGGTCTGAGCATCAATAGCCTTTTGCATATTGAATGCTTTTTCCACCGTACCACGACCAAGCAAGCGATTTGGCACAGTATCATCTTGATAAGACAGAACTGGCCTGTCTTTCATCATGTATGGATTTTCTTCAGCCTTTAAGAGCATTCCATCATTGGCAATCACAACAATAGCCTCAACCATGTCTGTGTAGTCTTCTGCCGCTGAGTTTTCAGGGAACAATTCAACAATATCCTTGTTCTCTTTCATGTTCTCAAGAAACTCACGGGGAACTAACCCGTAGTAGGTCAACAAAAGAACCTTCTCATCCTGATACTGTGATACCTCTTGGGTAGGCTCAAGGTCAGTGTCTTCACTGGCAGTACCAATGTTCACCTTACGGTAGATTCCACGCTCAATACCCTGCACAACCTTATGAATTGAAACGTATTTTTCAATAGCCACGCCCATACAGTCATCAATGCTTGTGCCGTTAGGGTCAAACAAGAAGTTCTTAGGATTAACAGGCATGATCTTGACAGCAATCCTGTCTCGTTCCATCACGCCAATAGCTGCCTGACCTTGTTGATTAGGAATAGGTCGAGTCGAGGGGACATACTCAGTTTCAGTCTTGACAACAATCTCGCCAATGCCTGTCCCATAGATTTCAGCCATCAATTCGATCTGGTCGATAGCTTTTCTGATTTTGTCCTTCTTAAAATCCTCAGTGAGTTGAGCCTTAATCATCTCAACATCAATGGGGTTGCCGTTTACATCTTGGATATTGTCTTCAATATCAAAGAAGTCACCTTGACCAAAGATAGCTTCCATGATCTCAGCGTGACGAGTCTCGACTGCTTGCTGAGTCGCAGGAGTTACGATTCGGCTGCGTTCAGACTCACGGGTTTTGTCTTCAGACGCCCATTGACCACGAAAGATGCGCTCGTACTCTAGGTAGGAGGGCAGGAAGTTAGTGTCTCGATAATCACGCCACTTGTCGCAGTGGCTAGTGATGAAATCGGTCAGTTCTTTATCAGCCTCAGTAGGCTCATAAAATTCGTTTTGTTCAAGTTTGACTTCTTTATCTGTTGCCATAATTTATCCAATTGAACTTTCTAACAGTGGATTCCTAAAAGGGTCAGCATAGTCAAGACCGCCAGATGCAAGCATCTCAGGTGTTTGCTCCGCAGCCGCCAATGGCTGACCCTTTTTAACGCCTTCTTTCATTTTAGGCGTAATGTCAATGTAGCGGATGGGTTCAGTTTCGCTTGAAGTTTTATAGTTATAAACTCCACCTTTTACTGATGTTGATTTTTTTGTCTCAATTCTTGTCTCGCCAACTCCAGCATCCCATTTCTTGCCATACTTTTCTAAAAACTTGGGGTAAATCTCATCATAGTAAGCCTTCATTCCCTCGCCGCCAACAGTCAGGTTGTCGCCTTTAAGCACTCCAGTTTGCTTTTCTGCAATCTGCTTTGCCATTGTTTTACCTAAGACTTCTTCTACCGTTTTACCTTGGGCTTGACCATCAATAAACTTACCGTCTTTTACAGTTCCTGAAAATGTTGGCTTAGACCCTTTAAAGGCTTTAATCTTTGTTTCACCCTTACCAACATATTCACCTTCGTTGCTAGATAAATACTCGTACCTTGCTCTTTCTGTGCCAGTCATATACGTTTGTTGTTGACGCAATGCTTGAAGTTCAGCAGCTTCACTAGGAGTTAGCTTTAGACCAGTTTGAAATGTAATCTCATCAACATTCTGACGTAACTCATTGGAGAACCTATCTATCTGTTGCTTGCCAGTGGTCAGTCCAACTCTTTCATACCCATTGTCAGCGGCATACTTCAATATCCGCTTTAAGGAGAGTTGATACCAAGTGTCTTTGAAAGGTGCGTCTGGGACACCAGAATTTTTTGCATCATATATTCTGTTTCCCCATTCAGTTTCTTCGCCTTGCAAATCTTGCAAGCGCTGTCGCTCTTGAGCCAAGGCATTAAATTCATCAAGTTGGCTATCATCTAATTCTGCCATGCGGGTTGATATTCTGCGAATTTCATTTGATCGCTCTGCCATACGATCTCTACTTGCCGCAAGTTGTGCTTCAGCATTTTTTGGCGCATACCCACTTTCCCTACCAGCCTGATGCCAATCTGATTGCAACTCCTCAACCAAAAGCATCTTCTTGCCATCAGCATCAACACGGTCATTAACCCGTATGTGGGCGAGGATGTTGGGTTCGTCAAAATGGGAGGATTTGTAAATAGGCGCTTCACTAATTTGCTTCTGTAAAGCTATATTTTCGTTTTGTAATCTGCTTATCTCACTGCGAATTTCATTTGTCCCGCTAGTGCCATGCATCTCTTGACGCAATGCTTTAATTCTTTCCTCGTTTGCAATTTGAGCAGCCCTTGGCTTGTCCCATTGATTTGGCATCTTCAGCAAAATCTCACGATAGTTCTCACCACCAGCAAGCTGCCAGCGGGAGTGTTTTGCTGGTGCTGGCTCTGGAATTACATAAGCCTTATCAGCTTCAATATCTCTAGTACGCTGAAGAGTATTTATTTCTTGTTGCAATTCAGTTGAACTTTTTACAGGTCTAATGGAATGCTGGAGTTTTTCTTCTGGACTCATTGCCAAATAAACTTTTCTTGCTTCTTCAGCATTAGCAAATTCTTTAACAGTATTTCCATCAAGACGCTGCAAAATACCATCTAATTCAGATTGCTCTTGTGCTGTTAGTGGCTCACCTCTAAAGCCTCTATTTTGCAGAACAACACCTCTGTTATATTCTTCTGCGCTCATTCCTCTGTTAACTAACCTATATCTAGGATTGTCCATTTCCTTATACAAAGCCTGTATATCTGGCTCATACTTATCAAATATTGCCAGACGCTTGGAAACACCTACAGGGTCTTCAATAAATGGCTCACCCAACCTCACCTCTTGCAAATCAATCTTGTTGCTTGCAATGAAGTCTTGCACCTCTTGCTTGGTGACATTGGGTTTGTCTTTCAGGAAGTCATCCAACCCAATCCAAGACAGTTCATCTTTCTTGACATCAGGTGCTTTCATCAGGTCATTAAGGAATGACTGACCCGTACCTTTATTTCTTGGCAAGTTCAGTGCCGCTTGTTCAGCCGCTGAGTAGAAACCTAACTCAGACACTGGTGCTTGAGGCTTTGGCATCAAAGCACTAGGCTCAACCGCAAACAATGATGACCTTGGTTCAGCCAACATACTAGGCAGATTGGGTCTTCCCATCGCCACGTTTTCAGCTATGCGCTGACCCACCATCCTTGCGCCAGCACGACCAGCCCTTGCACCAAGATTCACAGCCTCACCCACAAATGGCGCAACCGCCATCCCCGCAAAGACTGCTTCTTCTCTTGGCTTTAATGTCATGCCCGACCCTGTGGTCAGAGGTTGACCATAGGAGATGCGTTCAGCAGTCTTCTGGACATCGCCGACACCCATCATATTAAGTACAGGATTCCTGTTCATATACAGCAAATCCAATGCAGGGATACCCGTTCTAGGCATTGATGGCATATTCAGAGTACGACCAAAAACATCAGAGAACAAACCAGAGGTGAACCCTCTAGGAGTTGCTTGCATCTGGTCATAAGGTCTTGGGTCTAATTGCAAACCTTGTGGGGGCGGCTGAAGACCTAATCTCTCTTGACCAGTAGATAGCCCATACAAATAGTCACGCCCAAAGGGGTCACCACCAAATATGTCTAATGCGTCTTCTACAGCCATCTATACTCCAGAAATAATGTCCACGGGTGTCCACTCGTCTTCATCATCTGCCTCAAAGTATGAGGTTATAGACAACTGATCTATATAACTTAACGCATCAGGAAGATCATCATGCACCCCCTGACTTGGGTACATCAGCAACTGGTCTACGAACTCAGACCAGTCCTCTTCCTTATTAAGCACTATTCTGCCATGCTCAAAGCGTCCTTGCAATGCCCAAATGATTCGGTCTGACTTCTTCCTGTTGCCATGCGTCAAGTCCACAATATGAGCATATATGTTGGATTTTCGCATTAAATCAGACAAATAGGGAAGTACCGCATTCTTTAACGCCCCACGCTCAATCCCAATGGATAAAGGCTTGTAGTCCCTGATAGCCATCAAGATGTTAGCAGCCGTAGTCCGAATGTCCCACCGCCCATACTCAATCTTCTCAACATACCACTTGCCATCATCAGTAACTTTCACCACCGCAATGGCAGTCTGGTCTAGACGCTTCTTCGAGTTGGCAGCTTGCTTTGCCACCTCCTCAAACCCCGCCAAGTCAACCGCTATGAAGTAACTCCCAATCTCAGGAATCTCCCCGTACTTCAGCCACTCTTCCTTGAAGACATCTGAGCCAGCATTATCAAAGCTCGCCATATACTCTTGCTTGAAAGCAAAGCTAGATAGGGTTTTCTTGGCAGACTCAATCTCATCAGGGTCTATCAGGGGGTTGTCTTTGGTAGTGAAATGCCACGACTTCCAATCAGGATCGCTACCATCCTGCCCCAAGTTGTACAAATCGTAGAACCAATTTCTACCCTTTGGCGTTCCGATCATCATGCACCGGCCTTTTTTATCACTCAAACTTGCCCTAATTACCTGTTCCCAAGTCTCAGGCTTAATGTCAGCAACCTCGTCCAGTACAGCGTAAGTCAAGGAGACACCCCGTAAGGTATCTGGCCTGTCTGATCCCCGAACATATATCTTTGCCCCGTTAATCAAGGTCACTTCCATGTTGTTGACATGGCTAGACTGAATGATCTCCCGACCAATGTCCAAGAGTACATCCCAAATGATCTGTCTAGCCTGACCTTGGGTGGGGGCGACATACAGCACCGCACTGCCAGCCGGACAACTCAACCCCTCTATTAAGAGAGTCGTTACCGCTAACCTAGACTTGCCGCACCGTCGTCCAGCTACGACAACCTTGAACCTCGTCTTGTCGGCATAGACTTCCTGTTGCCAAGGCAGTAGCGCAAAGTTCAGATCAGCCATTCTTAGCCTCTATGTCTTGGATGTCAGTCTGGCTCAATCGTAGTTGCCTCTACTGTAGGTGCACCAATCCCCGTAATGTTGATCGTGACCGCACTCCTCTGGCCTTTATCCTTGTCAAACATGGAGACAGGCAGTGTCCTGTCCACGCACATCTTGATAGCCGCCATCTGTGCGGGATGATTGTCGTTCAACGCAATTGAAATCATCTTCTCCACAACATCCTTACCACTCGACCTGATAAGCATATCCTTCAAGTCCTTGATCCTCTGGCTGTCAGTCTTTGGCAACGCAAGTTCAGGATTCCTTGCGTACTCCTGTATCTGACGCTTTAAGCCGTAAATACCTTTAGGTCTGCCAGCTTTCTTCTTGCTTGGCTCTTCATCTTGGATGCCGTCAATCTGTTCTATCTTCACGATTATCCTTGTGCGTTGTGGGCGTGATAGGTTAGTACTATAGCAAATTGTGAGTTTATATGGTAGATTTATCAGCGTTGGCGCATAGTACCCGAATGATTTCCCTTAAGGTTATCTAATTACTAATTCGGAACTCCCTGCGCCAACATCTCTTTTTTTCGTAGCGGGGAGTGGGGGAGTTGCCCCTTTTTCCTAATTTAGCTTTTTCGGGCGGATGCTCCCACAACTTTGACCGACCGACCGCACCCCTCCCCCCCATCGAAAGTTATCCACAGGCAAATTGCCAGATGCAAGTTATCCACAGGCAACTGTGGATAGTGTGGATAACTTCTGTAAGCTGTTGATTTTGCTAGAGTTTTTCTAGACGCTTACAAACGGCTGACAAAATCCATTTAATACAATGTCCATTATGTTAACTCAAAATCATAGAAAGTATTACTGATTGGGGCATTCTGAGATGCAAACTGCAACCAGACTGTGCATATGTGGATAACTTCGATGCCGATCTGTGGATAACCTGTGGATAACTTTTGCATTTCACAATATGAAATGGCTTTCTTGGTCGGTGCTGGAGAGAGAAAGAGGCGTATGGTGCATTATTGGGGGACTTGACTACTTTAAGTCATAAGGACTTTTAGTTATGACAATGGCATTCGTTATGCACTTCTAGTTTCTCGTAAAGCCAGGCTAATCTTTGCTATGGTAATGCCTCTAATTCGCCTTAGAACCGCTTACAAGAGGCTTTTCTAGGCTTTCCTTATCTACCCCTAAGAAATCATATAAATCCATCTCTGGTCGGTATCCGCAGTTCCAGAGGATTTGATAGGTATCCAAGACATTCCTAAATCCATCAGAGATATTGCCATCACCAGCACAAGCTAGGATTAGTTTATCTGGCATGGTCAATTCACGGTAGAACCAGCGAGAGTTAACGCTTGGTGGTCTACCATTACGTCTAGCCACCTTACTTCCTTAACGGAAGGTTAAACAGTTTCGGCGCATCACCACCGCCGTAGATGGGTTCGAGGTCATCGACCATATCGTCAAAGCCTGAGCCTTTGCCAAAGTCATCACCAGCTTTGAACCTCTTGACCTGTGCTGTTGGGTCAAACGCTTTGGCCTTGATGATGAACTGGATTGCTGGCTCGTTGATGATTGCCTCAAACTCTTCCAGAGTCCAGATGGTTAGGTCTTTGCGTAGCTTCTGCAAATCAATGCAATCATTTATTGTTTCTGTAACTGCCATGATCTGACCTGATTGAGTTTTCCATTCCACGAATCTGATGTTTGTTGGGCTTGGGTTGATCTCATTATCTTCACCCCATTTCTCCAGATGGTCATACCCTTTAATCATCCCTGTAATTGCTTTACGCAGCCGTTCAATGTCTTTGTGATCGATGGCATCCCAAACCCTAGCCATCTGACCCCAAAACCTCTCCCTAAACTCACTGTCAACTAAAGTAATCAATCTCTCACAACCCCATTTCTGGTGATGTTGCTCTTTCCTTGACTCCAATTCGGTGAGGCAAGCACTAGCCTGAATATCCCAAACACTTGGCTCATACCTTTTAATCTCAACTTTAGGAACATCTTTTCTTGAACGTGATTTAACCATTTTCAATTTCCTTTAAAAGAAGCGACAAAGAGACAAAGGGACATGAGACAAACCCCTTGTTATAGACAAGGGGTGGTTTGTCCCACCCTCATCGGCGGGACACTTTGGGACATTGT